TAATGCTGAAGGTATTGGTTTGGTATATTCTGCAAACACCAACAATTTCTTTTACTATCCACGTAGAAGTTTGAATCTAGCACCTGGTTATCCAATCAATCAATTTGATTCCACAATCAGACAGGCATTCCCGTATACTGGTGCAGATTTGGACGTTGTGTCTATTGTGAGTGATGGCGGCAATCCTAGCACAATCACAGTGACCACAACCTATGCACATGGCATGGTACCTGGCACTCCAATCTTGGTCAGTCTGAGCTCAGGTACTAACGAGGCTTATGCTGAAGGATCGTTTTTTATAATTTCTGTGCCCAGCACAACTACATTTACATACACTGCCAAAACTGGAGCCGCAGTAAGCGGTAGTTTGGCTGGTACAATTAATGTGCGAAGTAACGCAGTGTTTTTACCAAGACCATTTGACGGCGGCGTTATATTAGGCCCAGGCACTCCCACACGTGGTGCTTCCGCTACTAGACAGACCAAAAAATATTTCCGTTATCAATCTGGTAAAGGTATCCTGTTTTCATCTGGTACCATGCTCAAGCCAACATTTGACATTTCTGCTCTGAGTGCTGACGGAACAACAGTCAACAGCAATATCACAGTTACCACAGATGTTGAACACGGTCTCAATGCTGGCGCAACAGTAACCATCAGTGGTATTACTACTAGTGGTTACGATGCTTCAGGGTATATTGTGACCAGTATCACATCAGATGTCAGTTTTGTTGTACAGGCGCAAGGCTCGCTAGGAAGTGTTGCACCAGAGTTAGGGCAACAACCAAGATTGTTTATCACAGCCTGGCACGGTTCAAGCATCCGTGCTGGAATTTTTGATGATCAAAACGGACTATTTTGGGAATCTGATGGCATATCATTGAATGCAGTTCAACGCACCAGCACGTTCCAAACAGCTGGCCTTGTGTCAGTTGGAGTGGGATCCAACCTTGTTACAGGTGATGGAAACTGTAGATTCCAAGATCAACTCAACAACGGTGACGTAGTGGTAATCAAGGGCATGACTCACACAGTGACCAGTGTGATTGACAACAATGCCATGACCATTGTGCCCACTTTCCGCGGAGTGAGCAATCAGACTCGTGTAAAAATGACTTTGCGTAATGAAATTAGAGTTCGTCAAAGTGACTATAACATTGATCCAATTGATGGCACAGGCGCAAGCGGGTATACTATTGATACCAACAAAATGCAGATGTTGGCAATTGAGTATTCATGGTACGGTGCTGGCTACGTGACTTGGATGGTGCGTGGACAAGATGGCAGATTTATTCATGCACATCGTCGTCCTAACAACAACTTGAACAACGAAGCTTACATGCGTTCAGGTAACTTGCCAGCAAGATACGAAGCCATTAACGAAACTGCTACCAGCAGTCTTGATGGCGGCATTACAGATGCAGACACCACAATTAGTTTACGTGACGCAACAGACTATCCTGCGGCCAGCGTAACATATCCAGTGTATGTGATGATTGACAGTGAGATTATTAAGTATTCAGGTAAGAGTGGCAATGACCTAACTGGTTGCACACGAAATGCAACGTTTACACAATGGGTTGAAGGTGCAAGTCGCAGCTTCACAGGAGGTCCAGCTGCTTCGCATACTGACAACACTGGTGTGATATTGATCAGCAATACTTGTACTCCGCTGGTTAATCACTGGGGTAGTTCAGTGATCATGGACGGTAATTTTGATGGTTACGAAGGCTATCAATTTACCTACAATAGATCAAACTACGGCTTGCCAGCCACAATTGGTGCAAAACAAGTGGCATTTGCCATGAGACTGGCTCCAAGCGTTAGCAATGGTATCATTGGTGACTTGGGAGTAAGAGATTTGATCAATCGTGCGCAGTTGACACTGATCGATCTAAACGTGCAAGTGGGAGCTGGTAGATATCTAATTGAAGGTATTTTGAATCCCAACAATATAGATTCTGCCAACACTTCTTGGCAGGGGCTGAACAATTCGGGCGGTGGCTTCCAGCCTAGCTTTAGTCAATTCTCAGTGGCGCCTCGTTTCACTTCAGAATCAACTGGTGGTTTGACTGGTGCTCCTTTTAATACCACTGGTGGTATGAGTCGCTCGGGCGTAAAAGTAACCACCAGTGGCCAAAGAGTGTATGCTAACCTTGCTCCAACCAACATATCAAGTTCTGGAACAGGTGCAAATTTAACAGTGACACTGACTGCTGCTGGCACCGCATATAATACCACAACCACTCAAATTTCAGTTCAAGTAGCTGGTACTGGATATGCTGTGGGAGATACTATTAAAATTCTTGGTAATGCGCTAGGTGGATCAACCACTGCTAATGATTTAACGCTGACAATTCAAGCTATCACTGCTGACATTAATGGTGGCGAGCGACTGTTTGCTATTCCAGTCAGTTCTACAAACCAAGGAGTGTTGAACCTAAGCTCAGTCAAACAAATTGGTACCAGTGCAGTGCCTGGCACAGGAACTTTCCCAAATGGACCAGAAGTGTTGGCTGTACAAATTACTGCACTGTCAACTCAGTCAACTCCAGTGGGTGAAATTCAACTGAGCTTCCAAGAAAGTCAGGCTTAATGTTCAGTGGCAAGATAGCGTTCAACAATGTCTATCTTGTCCTGAATTGCTACAATATTCACAGTTGACCACAAGCCTGGATGCATGGGCTTGGGCCAGGTGCCTTTGTCTATCCATGCATATCCTAAGTGTTCGTGATTTAGTGTGGGTTGAAATTCTTCAGCAACCACACATACCCAGGTGTGATATTCAAAGTTTAAATCTGCTGATGTGAATTTTTCCAAAGGAACCAGGCGTTGGTAAACAGGAAAACTTCCCAGTTCTTCAATGCATTCGCGTTCCATACCACCCAGTAGAGTTTCGCCAGTTTCCACTTTGCCCCCCGGCAATCCCCATGCACCTGGATGTTTTGAATCGTTGCGCAACAAATAAAGATAACGGCCAGTGTTGCTGGCTCTAAACCAAACACCCACAGCTTTTACAGCACCAGTCTCCATTGGCCTCCCGGGTAGTATCCTTGATAACTTTTCATCCATGCGTCACCAGTCCACATATACTGTTGACTGGTGGTTATGTTGGTCACATACTGGCCAGCAGGTTGTCCATTGGCTCTAAAAACCACACGCCAGTAGTTGTTTGAGTACTCAATTACATCATTGGCTTCGGCAACAAGTGGCCTGCCATTGGCTCCTATCCAGGCCTCAGCAGGTCCTGAATTGCCAGCAGATCCTGTGCTTTCGGTAAGCAAATATCTTTGCCCTTCTAGCGCACTGTCTAATCCGTTTAACGGGCCACTTGCTTGTGGGTTAATCACAGCGTCAATTGCATCCAGTGTGTTTTGTGGCGCAGTGTCAATGTCTATATCATACAACACAAATCGATCATCATTTGGGTCAAGGGCAATGGTACCAACAACCTCAGACCCATCTGGTTGTTCTAAATAAATTTGACTTATTCCGGGCCGCAGAACACCGTATGCATCAATAACTGCTGGCCACAACAAGTTGCTGTTGCCTACAATGTTAGTTGGAGTAAGACTGCTGTTGCTGGGTTCTTCTACAGAACTTGGAGGTCGCAAAATTTGTATTTTGTTGCCAATCAACACTGTGGCATAGTTGTAGGGTGTGATCACTTGTCTAGTACCCAACAACAAATCATTGTTTGTGATAGCATCAACAGCATCGCCTTGTGCATCAAACACACTGGCAATAACTCTTTCCACCACACCCAATTTTTTAACTTTGGCAGGTGAACTGATCCCGATTGGCAATGTGAATCTCAGTGTGCATATATCTATGGGATTTTCTGCACCCATGGGGATAGTTCTAGACGTCCAAGTGGTGCCATCTAGTTCTACCACACTCAATGAAGTCCAGTCAATGTAATTGTCTGTGCTTTGAATTTCCAAACTGGGGTTGAACAGCGTTAGAATTTGCTCAAGCAATTGCAATTTTTGATTGGTATTTGAAGTCCACAAATCTAAATTCAAAGTCAGCTTGTACGGAACAGGCATCAGGCGTTCAATGGTAAATGCATTGCCTTGAGTGGTTTCGTAAGTTTCAGTGCTGGTATCGTAGGTGCGTTGACGTACAGAAACCTTACTCACATGGTAAGGCTCTTGGATTCTGGGTCTATCATAATCTAGTGCAGTGATGTAAAATGTCATCAACGGAGTTGACGGCAAGCTGTTGCGTGAGTTGTCCTGCAATATGGTTTGTGCGTTTCTACTTGAATCACCATATCTGATTGGAACTCTAAGCAAGGCCGCATTCTCGCTGCCTTCTTCTCTGCCATACTCAATTTGGAACCCCGAAAAGATTCTAGTGAATTGCAGTAAGAATCTGCGTATCTGTTCGTCGTAAAAAAATTGTTGCATTGATGTATTGTTCACAAAGGTCGAGCGCAAAGTATCATTGGTAGGACCATTGTTAAGATTTGTACGCACATTGCTTTCAATTTTGACCCAGCGTCGGCCATCATAGCGGAACAGTCGATTTGGTTGATAATCTAGTCGCAAGGCATAATCTCCACTTACAGGATTGGTTGGGAAACTCACGCCAGGTGTAACAGGCAGGCCATTTGGTGCCATATCGTCGCCAGTGAGGTAACCCATGGTATAACCAAATGACTTTGGTGTGACATTCATGCCACCTTGTGTGCCATCTACTGTGACAGTGCTTTCTGACCCAAGGCCTACTGGATTGGCAGGTTGACCATCTTGTGTGGGCTCAATGTAAAATTTAGTTACGTCATAGCCACTCAATGGAACTTCTGCGTCGGCCTGTGTGAGTATGGCGTCATTGATCTGAGTGTCTTTGGCACGAGTTCCTTGAACATCACTAATGGTGGCAGGAGTATAGGGCACCCAAAATTCAGTGTTGGTTATTTCTGTGCCTGCTGGCGTATTTTTCTGAGCTTGATAATACACATCTCCATAGTTCACAATAGAACCCATGGGGTAAAAATCGCCCGGATCCCAAATGTACTCAGCCACAAAAGGTTTATCAGTGATTGATTTGTATTCTTGTTGATCGTTCAGTGGCGTGGCTTTCACACGCCACAAGTGTGGCAACCAAGTTTGGCTAAATCCTTCAGAAGCAAACGACGCATCTTGTATCACGTAGTATTTTGGAAATGCTTTTGGGATAGCAGGATTCAGTGGATTGTAATCTTTTAAATTTGGAATCTCAAGCACATCGCCGTTCATGAGTTTACGACCAAATGTGTCAATCATGTCGTTGTAGTGGAACGTGATAAACAGCGTGTCGTTGTTCAAAAACAAACCAAATTGTGTGAGATCAAAGTCAATATCTTGTGTGTTGTACACACCACGCATGACATAAACATCTGTGTCATACACTCTATCTCTGTTTTCCAGCAACAGCAAGTCTTGAATGTTCAGTACACTTTGCGTTTCATAAACAGGTTGTGTAGCATCAGCATTGCCGCTGAATGCAGAATCTTGGCCGCCAGTTTCTGGCCCTAGATACTTGTGAACAAGGATATCCAAGCCGCCCACAGTGTACATTTCACTGATAGTACGGTCAAAAAATTGGTAGTCTCTTGTGCGATTTGGGCGGTATAAACTTAGGCGTGGCATAACATATATTTATGGGCAGGTTGAC